GAAACAAAGGTGCTTGAAGGATTGGAGAAACGCTGGCAAGAAACGTATTTGCCAAGCGTTGAAACAACAATCGAGCGCAAGCTGGAATTGAAGGCTTTAGCCAAAAAGCATGCTGATTGGAAGGAAACGGCTTCGTTCCAGCAAGATCCGCAGACCAACGCGATCAAATGGAATAACCCGAAATTCGGGGAATGGGTACAAAAGCAGCCACCAGAGGTAGCGAACAAGCTGATCACCGTTTGGGATGCCGACTTCGTGGCGGAGCAATTGGACAAATTCAAGAAAGCCTCGACCTCCAAGCCTGCTGCACAAGACTTAGACGCTGCAGTATTGCCGCGTGGAACTCGGAGGGCTTCGGCTCAAGCCGATGAAAACGACGAAGATGCTGCATTCCGCGCCGAAATGGCGCGACGATAAAATTTGAGGAGATTCAAATGCCAATCCAAAGTTTTACACTTACGCCCCAGCGCGTAGGTATCATCAAAGGCCGCATCTTGAAGCATGCAATGCCGAAGATCGTTCTCGGCACCATCGGCATCAATGATGACTTCAAACCCAATACCGGTGACACCGTGAAGTATCGTCGTTTCCTGAACAAGGGCATGACGGCTGCACAGCCCAACCGCTTCTTCCAAGACCTGACCGCCGTGGATCGTGCGCAGCAATACGCAATCGATGCTCTGACGGCCGAAGGTGTGACAAGCGCGGCTGAGAGCATTCTGGTGCAGGATATCACCCAGACCCTGAACCAGTACAACGTGCTTTACGGCTACACCGACAAGACGTTCGACGTGTACGAAGATGACATTCCCAAGGCCATGACCACCCTGACCGGTGAGCGTGTCGGCCTGATCCACGAAATGGCATTGTTCGGCGTGTTGAAGGGCTGCACCAACAAGTTCTACGGCGGCACAGGCACTTCGCGCGCTACCGTGAACGGTGTTATCTCCCTGGTTGGTCTGCGCAAGATCGCCCGTTCGTTGAAGGCAAACCACGCCGAGCCCGTAGCCAACATGCTGCAGCGCATCCCTGCATCCGGCATGTACGGCACCTCGGCAGTTGAAGTCTGCTATCCGGTATTCTGCTCGACTGACCTTGAGCCGGATATTCGTGACCTGCCAGGCTTCATCCCGGTTGCCAAGTACGGCGATCCCAACAAGGCCGTGGCCGGCGAGTTCGGTGCCTGCGAAAACTTCCGCTTCATCTCCAGCCCTGAGTTGGTAGCTATTCAGGATGCGGGTGCCGCGGTAGCTGGTTCCGTTCCTGCGCTGCTGTCGCTGACCGGTACTTATGCTGACGTGTACCAAGTGATCGTTGCTTCCAGCGATGCTTGGGGCCATATCGGCGTGAATGTTTCCGGTAGCGACCTGACCGCCCTGACGCCCGGCATGAAGGATAAAGCCGACCCACAAGGTCAACGCGGCTATGTTGGTGCCAAGTTCTACTACAACGCTGTCGTCTTGAATTCTCTGCAGATGGCCGTGTATGAAGTGGCAACCAATGCGCTGAGTTCCTAATTGACTAAGGCAGCCTGATTAAGTTCGGGCTGCCGTTTAAGGAAGGATTCAATTATGGATAAGCTAATGCCCCGCATTTCGCAGATGCAGGACCGGCTGTTTCAAGACGACCTGTTTAAGCTGTTTCAGGGCATCTACTATCGATTCAACTCTATGGCCTTGAATGAGGCCGGGTTGGCGATCGTTGGTGCCGGCAATACGGCGGTGAAAACCGGCGCTACGCCAACAGTCGTTAGTGTGAACGGCGTTCTCGCATCTATCGCTGCTGCAACGACATTGCCAGTTTTGGCAGGCACGGTACTTAATGCCACGTTCAATGTGTTCGTCTTTTCCCAGGATAGCGCCGGTACGCGCTACACCACAATGGGAACTGGCGCAGCTACGTTGGCCGGCGTGAAGTTCCCTGTCATTCCAGACAATCGCGCAATCCTCGGCTTCATCGTGGTAAACCCAACCGGCGCTGGCAACTTCGTCGGCGGAACTACTGCATTGGATGATGCCGGTGTTGTGCCGAATGTGGCATACGTGAATATGCATGGCGCTTCGTGCGTCACTGCGGCGATTCAGTAATTAAACGAAACACCTGATCAAAGGAGATCAAGATGGATAAGCAAAACATTCAAGGGTTGACGCTGAACCACGTCAATGCCGGTCTGGTGGCTGGTACGACCAGCACTTACACCACGACTGCTACTACGGTTTGCTCGATTCGCGGCAAGTTTGCGACCGGCCTTGGAGCTCAGACCAACACCGCCTCACCAACCACTGACGCCACTACCGGACTGGCTTTCCCGGCAATTCTGGCTGACCAGTGTGCTGTTCTGGTGTGGGGTATCAACGCTGCCGGTGCGATTCGTTTGAGCCAAGGCCCGATTACGGCGCTGCAACCTGGCGTGACAACCACTGTTGGCGCGTTCATCAACGCCCCGCAATGGCCGTCCTTGCCGGATGACTTCTGCCCGATCGGATATCAACTGGTGCGTGTGTCGCCAACCGGCGCAAGCTTCACTGCCGGCACGACTCAATGGGCTGCTTCTGGTATCACTTGCTCCACGATCCAGAACGTCAGCACTTTGCCGGATCGTCCGCAAATTGCCTGATCGTAACTGATTCATCGCAATACCGCCGGGGGAAACCTCGGCGGGTTTTTCCACAAAAGGAGGTATCAAATGGCAGACGAAAAGAAACTGGACGGACGCACAAAAGCTGGGCGTGCCGCCATTGAGACAAAGGACGTGGAGCCTCCAAAGGCATCCACTGTAATGATGGAAAGCGATGTAGCGACCGAGGATATCGACCGTCCGGATCTGGTTGTTATCACAGATGAGTCGGTGAATTCTCCGGTCGTCAAGGAATACATGGCTGACCTCAAGTTCATGGAGGACATTATCGAGTTCTCTATCAGTCCGACGACTGACAAGAACGCCGAGAATCCGGTGCCTTGCGGCGTTAATGGCGTGGTACATCACATTCCTCGCGGCAAGCGCGTAAAGCTGGCGCGCAAGTTTGTCGATTCGCTGATCAAGCGCGAGGATGCTGTGCAGACCGTAAACTACAAGGACAAGGACGGCGTCGATCAGACCAAGATCGAAAAGACGCCAGCCATGAAGTATCCGCTGTCAATTCACAATGATCCGGCTGGCGAAGTTGGTACTCGCTGGTTTGAGCATCAAATTCGCAACGCCTGGTAGAAGGAGAAGCAGATGGAAAATAACGAAAATCAAGAAGCCGGTTCCGTCGCGCAGGCAGAAGTCGAAGTTCCTGCCATCCAGACTGCCGAGCAAGCTGAGGCAGTTTCCGACCTGCCGACAGAAACCGCCAAGCCGGTAAACCACACCCAGACCGAAGAGTTCTACAAACTACCTTCTGTCTCGAATGAGGTTGCCAAGCCTGCCGAGCCTGCGCCTGCTGTCGCTCCTGTTGTGGCCTTGGAGCCTGTCAACGTGGAAGAACACAAGACTGGCATGCCTGACAATACAACCGGCGGCCAGCTTGATCTGGCAATCGACCGTTTCCACGAACTGCAGGACAAGGACGTGCCGAAGGCCAAGCTCGACTTGCTGGCCCGCCTGCGCGTGCTGGAACTGGAAGCCGAATCCTTCGTTAAAGAGAAGATCGACGCAATCCGCGCTGCGCTGTAAGGGGTAACCATGAACCTCCTGAAAATCGTCCAAACCCTGGCATCCGAGGTGGGGGCGACCCCGCAGAACACGACTCTCAATGCAACAGGGGAATGGCTGCGACTCACCAATTGGTGCATCCAGTCATGGATCGAGATTCAGGAGGAACTGCCGGAAGCGGAATGGATGCGCAATCCGGTGGTGTTCGATACCATCGCAAACCAAGGCGAATATGCCTATGGATCGACTGTTTTCAGCACCCCAGCCGGTACCGGATTGGCGAACTTCGGCATGTGGCGCAAGAAGTCATTTCGTATCTACCTGAAATCTGCCGGGGTGGGCACTGAATGGCTGCTCGGATACAAGGATTACAGCCCATTCCGTGACTTCTACCTGCTGTCGTCACGCAAACTGACCTACGCGCGCCCGACCGAGATCACCATTTCGCCGACAAAATCACTCATTCTTGGCCTCGCGCCGAACGATATCTACACCGTTTCCGGCGAGTATTACATAGATCCGCAAGTGCTGGCGCTGGACGCCGACACTCCAACGGCCGCATTCCCGACGCGTTATCACTACGCCATTGTGTACCGGGCAATGATGAAATACGGCGCATTCGAGTCTGCATCCGAGGTCTACAGTCGCGGCAAGGAAGAACTGCGCACGATGATGAACAAGATCCGCATGAACCAGTTGCCGGTTATGCAGAGAGGCGCCTCGCTCATATGAAGCTGACCGATCTTGAGCCGCGCTGGCTTACTCCTGATTTGTTCATATTCCGCAATCCAACCGGTGGAAGAGATTGGCTATCTTGCAAAAGAGCTCCAATTGATAGGCCTCAATACAAGTTTTTCTATGAGAAATGCCCTGATTTGATTGGTCAGCCGATTGTTGGAACGGTGTCTGAATTCTGCTGGAATTTTGAGCCCAATGGCGACTTTGCAACGCTTACTGTTACTCCGTCAATTGATGCAAGTTCCAGCGGTAACTGGCACGGATTCATCACCAACGGTGAAATAAAATGAGAGTCCAAGACGGATTGCAGCCGGTCAAGGTCAGCTACAACACAACCATCCTAAAGGGTGGGTTTGATCAGATTACGCCGACGCTGCAACTCGATCCTGGACATGCGCGCTCGGCGCTGAACTACGAGGCTGCCGTCACTGGCGGCTATACCCGCATCTTCGGCTATGAGCGATTCGACGGACAAGCCAAACCGTCAGACGCGAACTACAAGGTTTTGTTCGTTTCCGTATTCGTGAATAAACCAGCAGTAGGAGCGACGCTTACCGGAGGAACTTCCGGCGCGACCAGCACAATCATCGCGCTCGGCCCGAACTACATTGTCACCACCAAGCAAACAGGCTCATACACGCTCGGGGAAAACCTGAATGTAGGAGCTTCGCTGGCTGGCATATATGTCGTGCCGAATGCGGCGATTCTTCCATACGATCTGGCCACATTCCAGTATCTTGCCGGGAACGTCTACCGTAATCTGATTACTGCCGTACCGGGTTCCGGTACTACGCTCGGGTGCATCCTGTTCAATGATGTCGTGTACGCGTGGCGCGCGAATGTCGGCGGCACGGCGGTCAATATCTACAAATCCTCGGCGGCAGGATGGGTTCAGGTGCCGCTTTACAACGAGATCAGCTTCACGCTCGGCGGTACAGCAACCCCGGCGGACGGCGCGGTGCTCACCCAAGGCGGCGTGACGGCGAACGTCAAGCGGGTGGTTACGGCAGGCGGCGCGGGGATTGTTGGCGCATGGACTGGCTCGGCAGTCGGTCGGCTCATCATCGATACCCCTGTCGGCGGTAACTTTGCGGCTGGCGCTGCAACCCTTACGGGTGGTGCGACTATAACACTTTCTGGTGCTCAGACCGCCATTGTCATAGCGCCGGGCGGAAAGATGGACTTCGATGTAGGCACTTTTATTGCCGGCTCGAATGTCAATCGAATCTATGGGGCGGACGGAATAAACCGCGCAT